ACGAACTTTCAAATATCACATATCGAGGGCATCATTTAAAAGATACAACATTTAACATCAACACACTAAAATGAGAACTCACTTAATATATACAACGCAATGCAATCGCTATTGACTATATCTAAATAACCAAAAGGCGCAAAGTTACTAAGTCGTGGAATAATGCATGGAAACATCGACTCGCTCATGTTAGCTTACGAACATCATGATCAGTACGGTGACTGCTCAAAGCACAAGTTATGTATGTCCGTCAACGATCAGTCGAATCAATGGTATCTAACCGTTACTGGACTCCTGCATAATACCAAACAATTAGATAAACAGCACATCGTCATTTCATTAATTACCATATACACATGTTAACATTTGCCCACGCTGAGCTCGTAACTTGCGTGCATATCCTGCTTGCCCCGGAATTACAAAGGAATGAATATGAATGTCACACCAGTAGCCATACAACTACAATCTGACGTTATGACCAAACTACATACCAAGCTTGTCATTTACACCTTATCTAGACTCTGTTTAAATGAGACAGATTTTTAAATTTTAGTTCATGCAGCGCACCATCAACAATAAACATCCACCAGTAGCACGAAAGGGAAAACACACGGTTGGGCCCAACTCATGAAGATGGAATATATCATACGCATGGTTGCTTAAACGGTTGATATCAAAGGCAGACATGATCACATTTATTGCTGTGATGACATGCATAACACTTACCCCATTACTTCAGGACAATGCCGCAGCCTATCTAGGAAAGCCACCCTCACGAATGACGTGTGCATGGTGCACCATACTTACGTTTCCAAAGATACGGTTGACGACCTGCTACACATCAAGACTTCACTAGCGTATTGTGGTGAAGAAAACTACCACAACCTCAGCTTCGAGCAATCACTCATTTATGGGAACAGTCATGCATCAGTAGATACCAAATCTAGCAAATACCAATGTATCATTCCTTTCAAACTGAAAGGACAGAAATACCGAGTTAGGTTCGCCCTTGAGAAACCAGAGGAGGACCATCACATTGAGATGGAAGAAAACAACGTGGTATAAAATATGTAACCCTCCATAGTTTCAAAATCCATCGGGACCATAGAAGCGGACAATACAAAACATGATAAACTTTAATGCGGCGCAAATACTTTAATGATCAAACCAAAAATAGACGAGGAACTCATAATGGAAAAAGAAATTGGCACCCCTGACTAATTGACACAAGGTATGCTCAACAAATATGGCCTACACCATTACAGTATACCTTTGAAGCAAATTATCACATACATGCTTTAACACGATCATTTTAAAACCAGAATTGATATAATTAAGAGAAGCGGTTTAGAGAATAAGGAGTACCCTGAAATGTTTGATAACTCACATCTTACACTTTAAAACCTAAAGAATGATGGATCTGTCGCACTCGAGCAAACCTAGTTTCACACCTTACAAGACCAAACTAACGTATCATTGATGTTGGCTCACGCTAAAATATATGTACATATAATATCATAAATATCAGTTAAGAACATCAACCAATATAGATAATCCCCGGAATTTATGAAGTTTCTCGAAGATGGTGACGGAATTGTACAACACATGTGTTCCGTTACTAATATCGATAACCCATCCATTCCTTTGTAGAGAGGTGAATCGGCTCAAAATGTACTTAATACTATAAAGGGTTTCAAAGAACTACTAACACGATATGCGCTGGCATAAACTGGCGAAAATACAAGGGATCAATAATTGACGATGTGCTTTGACAGTGACAACGTATAGAAAGGTTAAACTGAACGGGCGATAAATGATCTTTCAAACTACTCATCTTGTGGCTTCATCACGCATATGGAAAAACCTGAAAATGAATAATCTAAGTATTGCTTACTACTCACGAAATGCGCAGCGGTACTGATGCCTCACTTTGTTAGGCTTGTCAACAGCATGATACATAAGGAATGTAAAGGATATAAGGATATGATGATTACCACGATCCACTAATTTTATAAAGTTTTCAGTATCGATAGTAGTGAAATTTTATACACATATGATAATTAAGAACTCGGAATAGAAGGTATCGCATCGAAGCTTTAGCTCAACGCGTTCATTACTGAGTGCCAAAATAAATACACTAAAACTGATGTTTCATCTATGAAATTGCACGTGGCTAAAGGTATCATGATAAGAATTATCCACATACTAGAGAAACAATTTAAAAGAAGAGGTAATTGTCCTTGTAAGCGTGACAATCCTAAGAAACCCTGTGAAGCTTGCGCCAACGACACAGCCATCTAATATCGCGGCAAATCTATCACTCGCTTAGACACCGAATAAGTTCAGAAGCTGGTATATGCCATAACTTACCAAGTGTATAAACCTTTCCTGGATCAATATTAAGACCTAATTTAATCCGAAGCCTATAAAGAGTTTTAAAATAAAAGACTTATCATAGATGGTAATTAAAGAACTTTTTCTAAAATAAGTAATTCTGAGGACTTAGACGCTGATTTGGAACATCAATTGAGAGTAGGTAAGATTATTCATGATCATTTTAAACGTGACACTACTGATCTCCATATTTTGGATTGCGCCGACACCGATGCTATCATGGGTCACGCTTTCACCTTGGTAAACTTCGGTCCTAAATCTTAAGTGCGTGACTACTTTAACTCCAAAACTTATTATAATGATTAAGTCAATTGGTAATTACACAAAAAATAACCATAACAAACCACCATCAAAGCAGTCATGGAGGAATAATTATAAGAACCCTAAACTAGCTAACAATAACAACCCGAAGCTGAGTATGTAGATCCACTGAACACTTTTAAACATTATGTGTCAAAATAAATGAACTAACTGGTCTCAGATGAATGCGACGACATAATTAAGGATGCAGTCGCCATAGCGTCCATTTTAAACATTGAGAAATCTACTGGTAAATCCAGCAAAATGTACGTTAACTTGGATATACTACCCTCAGATTTTAAGGTTGACTGGGAGCCATCAACCCTTGATCAAAAGAAATATACGGAATGCATGAAAATTGTTAACAGTTAAATATACCGACGCCATAGAATTCGAGACATCTATTAAGTAGATGCCACGCTTAACGAATCTATGCTTCCAGATAGTTTTAAGAGACATAAAAATTACGACAGAACAATCAATTTGGTGCGCAATTTTAAAATTCTGGCTACCATTGATATATACGAATAGAACCCAGGGAAAAACCAAGTTTACGCCACTCTACAAATGCTTGACCTCTACGAACTCAAAATAACTGGTATAATTTACCAGGAGGGTAGCTTTAAATGTTACGTTGAAAAAACAGTCGGCGGCAAGGGTTACAGTCTTAGAAATAATTTGGATCGCATCGTTGAGAAAGTCCTAGATATCACTGAAGTATACAAACAACCGGAGTTGCTTACGGAAGCCCAATTAATTGGACGGAAGTTGGAGCAAACTGAAGTGGTTCACATACTTCCGCCTGAAATAATTACTAGATGGTTCGTAGATGGGTTGCGCGTGGAGATTTTGGTGGAGTAAGATTAACAGATCATTACCGTACCGAAATCCTATATTAGATAATACAACAGAGGACTTCTGCGAAATGACCCATTCGAAAAGGCCAAAATTTAAAACGTTCAATCTAAAACGACATACGTAGAGACCCTTAGTGGCTATGATGTTGCAAGGCTGCATATGATCAATAGGGACGTATTTAACATGATGGCCAATGTGGGTAGCGGATCACGAGTTGACCTCCTCAAAACGAACTCGTCCCCCGGAAATAATTAGCACGAGAAACTCTCATCAACCATAAGACTCAACTACAGCACTTGCGCGGCCACTACAAAATTTGGTAAACGTAACTACAATCACTTCTTTAACACTCTGTCAGGACTAATATCAGCATATGTTCTCACAAAAGCTCAATCATTCGCCGACAACCCTAATGCCATCGTTGAGATATGCACATGCTTGAGAAGCATGAATGATGATGACCCTTTATTTATGTTCTCCGATACAGTCTACAACAACATCCATTTCCCAGGGGAAACGAGACCTACGCATAACATTGATCACTAAGAATTATCCGTCATTTCCAACGTACTACATACCTCCAAACCATTAACTGAACAAATTAGCGATATTTTAACTAGTACTTTTCGTCACCAATCACTCAACTCCATAATCACATCCATGACCATCTACACCATAGTTATGCTACTACTTACGGGATCCATGTATGCTCGCTCCCATCACACCTAAACTACGACACTCACGAACCTCATACTAGCATTTATCATCACTACTTTCATTAACATAGTTATCAAAACTGACTAGTCCAGAAGACACAACTACGAGGACTATGAAGATTTGGCTCATTACGTCTCACGACTAGCTGCGCCCCCTGATTAACGTAAGTACGTCGTAAAAACAGGAATTTATACATGCTCCACCACTTTCACATATCAAGAAAGGTCTCGAAACATAGAATGTTCGCTAGCGGATATTCAGATGTCAGGTAAGCATTCGATACAAGGAGCACGTACTCACAACTAATAACTATCGTCTATCATACAAAAAAATTTAGACATGATAGTAGGATAAGGGGCAGACGGGAACGCGTTGAATTTTCACCGGTTAACAAACATGTATACTAGTCACAAAATTGACTCACTCCATGAAGCCGACACTATACTAAGTTAAATGTTGAGTTAAGATATATGCGGTTATATTGAAGATTACACATTAGAGGCGATGAAAGACGTTAACGACATAATCAATGACGCGAATCTCAGCTATATGATGTAAGTTTGTGCCAAGTGCTTAATCAAACTTAATCTACTCAGGATTGATTACGGCAGGACTAATCAATCTATAGGCATATTACTGTATGACGAGGCAGATGATTGCTTAATACCGCATACTTCGTCGACTCATGTCATTTAGTGTGATAATTTTCTTGCATGTGATATAATGTGCTATTAAGTTGAGCGATTTCTCAGAATGTCATCAACAGGAAATATGAGTTATGAGGCCGTAAACGAAAAGGAACCTAACTTTTTCTTTCGCAGGAAAGTCGAAGATAAGTTGTCATCGATGGGTATACCAACAGCTGATGGTAATATGCATCAATACATAAACAATATGCTCACCAAGAAGTCTTACAATTATTACGATGAAATTAATCGCAAGTATCATCTACACATAAACGGACAACATACTACACTTACAGTATACGAAAACATAGTAGAGAAACCAGAAAAGTATGCATCTGTGACTCATTGTTACGTGGACACAGAGTTTGATATATAAGACACCGCCAACCCCAAGATAGTATCCATACAGCTTATGGCAATGAAAGATAATACACCCTAGTATATAGCCGTGTGGCACAACAAGGGTGAGAAGCAACTAACAGCAGAAACATATATGGTTCGACATTTTCATGCGTATGTTAAAAGTCACTCAACTTTGCCTACTTTGTACTTTTGGGATAAGACGAATGATATTCCCATCTTGACGATCCCTAAAGATCCTAATGTTATCTTGAAAAATTGCGTTGATTTACAACTCCAATATAGCGCGGCTATGGCGTACGATCAAGATTTACAAGGAGCCATACCAACCAGACAAAATCTGAAGAACGCGACAGATCATTGTTATTATAATTTCGACCACGCAAATGTTAACTTCGACTAATGGACTTATTCTCAAATAATGGATTACGGCGTTAAAGATGTTATATCCATGCATATTATTAACTCATATATGACAGGATATAATAGGCCTTATGATGACGAAATCACCTCTTTTTCGTTAGTGACGGTGACTATGAGGTAGGAAATGAAGAAGATGTTATCATAAGAAGGACTTTTTAGTCATTCTCTAAATCCCATCGGTAAATCAGACCCAGCACATAACACACACGATCAATAGAACATGAGACGGAATGCTGCACGAGGTAATTTTGCGCATTGCATTAGCAATGGAATAAAACATATACCTATGCTAAGTCATATAAAGCACAGCTTACCAGAACATTACTTGCAAGATAACTTTTCCGGACCATCGGGTAAACAGTGTCTAATTTAGAGCATCATGCAACAAATTTTCTTGAGATCGACGGCAATCTACACCAAAGGTGGATCAATAACCAGCATGACTTAGTTGATTTAAAACCATCACAATGCTGTCGCAAAACAAGAGGGAAAACGCACAATATTCTTCAATCACGCTACCTTGTTGCACAACATGAATGATTATAACCTTGTTGACCTTGATTTAGAATTCATACGAGATAACATTGATAGTGTTGACGTACTCAGCACAGATGGACATCGTGACGAAAAGAAATACCACAATATTAGTATAGAAAATTTGTGGACCAATCAAGACACGGGGTAAGATTACTTAAAACGATCGATTGAGGGTCACGACATTCCGCTTGTTGATGTCTGCATTCAACTCAATAGAAATCAAATCAGGGCAAAGTTATACACTGACGCTGCCCCTACTCAGTTATAAGTAACACACCTAAATTATGGGAAAAATTACCACCACCTACAAATAGCCATTATAGTTGGCCACCCAGACAAGAGGTAATTTCGCAACTTGATCACTAGCAACACATTACATGACGTACAAGTACATGATCTCAAAAATTTCATGCACGCTATGTCTGTTGTTGACAAAGAAGACCTGATTCGTATGAACGAGAAAATGAGGTGGCCTATGAGCTTCAGTTTTATCCAAAACGTGCGATATAACTAGTGTGTATAATGCAAGGATCTAAGATAGTATATGATAAATACACGCGGTATATGGAATGCTGTTAATTAGACTATATTCGAAGATTCAGCAATTGCGATTGATCGTAGACACAATTTTGACGATGAAGGTGATGATGAAAATGATGAGTCTAGACAAGTTGTAAAAATAGGCAGGGTACAAATTACGCAGAAAGGGATACATAATATATTAGAGTAGCACAAAGATTTTAACACTAAGATGTAGGACATTGTCTAGCAACAATCCAATATAGTAGAGCATCATAACCTTAACGCTAAACATCCCGCCATGATATCAGCCGGTGTCCTTAAGATGCCCTCCTTCCAGACCACCAACAATGTTAAGAAGAATGGATAAACAGCGATATTTCACAATTAACTATCACATGTGCCGATGATAGATGACACCATAGGAAATAATATAATACACTTCGTTGATGAGAATAGCTAACACAGGAAGAGATTAAACTAAGAAACTCTGAAGTACAGCAAAGGGGATCTTACAAAATTGTAAACTTCAGGGGCTTTGGTTGGACCCGTCCCTGTCATAACAGCATGTAGTAATCAGGAGAATTAAGATATTTGCACTGAATATGGGATATGCCCAATCAAAATTAAACATAGCTTGATGATACCTTAGAATCACATGAACTCTACGGGCTTCGCAGAGACTTACAACGTATCTATCATACGTATAGCAAATACAGGATTCACGGCTGACACTTTCTCACTCAAGGGATTTTTAGTCTTCATGGAGTCACAACTGAATAGGATGCATGCCTTCACGCTTGATGTCATTCACGATAATCAACAATATAGATGCGCCCTGGAAAACCTAGTCAGCTCGGGTCTCAAGAGTCAACTTAAAGCCGCTTAGATCAAAGAATTGTAAGATGCTATGGGTCCTGGCGGTATTATCGCGCCTCTTTGGTCGATGTTTTTGAAACGTGAAGTTATCGCGGCCATGATATCAACTAATCGAGCAATTATTCCTCTCGCCTCCGTTCCCAGAAATTTAGGACGAAACGCATTCATAACCATGTCACGAAAAGTTATGCAAGCATTCCTCCCGATGATTAACTCCGCTTTTCGCGACATAATGATAAAACACAAAATGACCGACCAAATAAATGACGAGATGCAACAAAACTTAATTAATGCGGCGTACGTGATGGAGGTGGACTATAGCAAGTTTGATTCCACTGTCCGGGCTCAGATATTAGAAATTGAGAACAAATTTATGAGCGTCATATCCTAGAATGATGAATTCAACTTCGAGCTACTTAATTCCTCACAATCCGAAATAATGACTAAATACTTTAGCGTCATGTCTCCCTCTACAAGACGATCTGGTGTTCTCATGACATCATTAGGAAACACTATCATCAATGCTTTTGCCATATTATACGCAGCTATGTCAACTGGTATGAACCCAATTAATTTTCTCAAGTTTAAATTTGAGGGGGATGATTCAGTTACTTTTGTCAACGGCTTGGATACAGGATTAATGAACGAGATAATTGCCTCCTTGACTTAAATAGGTTTCTAGGTTAAACAGGACATAAAATACTTAAACAACGCCATTAAACCTACAATCTACACGTCATCTCAGGAACTAGTTAGCGCATACATACTGAATACTACCACTGGTGATGTTAGTGATACCAAAGTTTTCACGGAGAATCAACCATACGCTAGTGTAGAATTTTGCGGCAACATCATGGTTGTCGACCCGATCACCGGACAATATACTATGGTCCCTACAATACATAAAGCACTCATGAAGATTGGCACTGTCGCGCAATACTCTTGTATAACTCGATATTATGAGTACAAAGGCCATAAAACCATATCTTACTAATCACTCGAACTTATGCTGGTCAAAGTCATGTCATTACTCTCCAGGTACTACTAACCACCATAACAGTTGAACTAACTTTTGAACAATTTCTGCCTATATATAGAACAGAACGCACAACACATGCTTGGGAAACAGTTGAACAAATGTTTATCTCTTAAAAGACAAATACAAGGTTTTCTTAGAAGATTCAATTCGAAGGAGAATATATGTTTCGACGATGCCTTCAAGGATAAATTCTCAACCCACGCCAGCGTATATAGGAAGCAGGAACTTGAGAGGATACAGCACATCAGAGGTGAGATTGAGAACCATGTCGACCCTACTGCTCAATACATCAATTGCATGCGCAACTACTATGGCAATGAATGTCACAAATACGTACTCAGATACTTTAACAAGTATTTCGAGCACGCCGCATACATCGACTACAATGAAATCTGCTCACCCACAAGTATCCTTGACACTACAACACCCACTAAACTCCGCAACGCGATAAACTCGCATTATGGTACTCTTAAAAAACCTGCTCTCGGACCAAGCAAACGTTCCATTAAAATTAATTTCGGAGCACGCATAGGAAAAACATCGCTAGATTTCTTTTCTTATGATAGCTCCCACACTTTGCGTTTACTTCAACCTAACCACATGATTGGCATCAATGATCCGATCACACCCCAGAATACATACTCAGTCAAAATCAGAGAGGCAACTGTGACCCAACACACGCATCTCGTTACAAAAATAAAAGAACTTGATATTCAAGAAATGTCAATTCAACCCGCTTTACACTAGTAGGATTTTTTCCAACACTTAAGCAAGCTTTAAGGAGAAGGGGAAGTAACTAAATGGTCGGAAGTAGCCAGACAAGCCAGAGATATTGTTGACAACCTCGCTTTAGATCAGGTGTTTTGCCTATATAGATGGAATTGGAAAGAAGGCACTTTCGATATACCTAGAAACGGCTTCCTCACCTCTGGTTAGTTCGACTCTGATTCACTAAAGAAGATGTTCTAGCGTTTCATGCCTTAACCTAGGCCCTTATACATATTAGAAGTCAAAAGCGATGATGATCTGAAATCAGTCAAAAAGATTTTGGGGATTCTCGCCACTATACCCTGCCTCATACACGTTAACACATCTTTCTTCAATCACATGAAGGCCATGAGAAATATTCAAACAGCTCGTATGGCTATTAAACCACTTAATTCGCATAATGACAAGATAGGTTTCAATTGGTCTGTTGCCAGAAGCTAATGGGAACCCACGTTGCAATACGACAACAACGACTAGCCAATCAAAGACCAGTTTGATGACAGCAGCTATAAAAATATTATCCAAGAATCCGACGTTTATAACGATAAATACTTGTCACGCTTTGGTCCCCGACGTATAGTCTAGTAAAACGTGAAGATCCCGATTAGACCATCCGGACCTATTGATGTCTATGATGAACCGGTATACGGTTATAATAAGGATTTCAAAACTGAGCTCGATGCTGGCAAGGTTGGAAGACAATTGATCTAAGATAGACTTAAACTACAAAAATTCGTCCACCAAGTGCAATCAATCACGGACGGCAATGACACAGCAGCTCAATATTTGCGCACCATGAATTACCCTCATTAGTTCTAAGGAAGAATTCCGGACTTAGTTCCTAATAGCACCGTTGTACTAACTGATAAAACAGACATGTCCTTCGCTATTGGATCAGGTAAACATTTACTCGCTATCGATTATTAGGGAGGAGTTATATCATGTGCAGCTATCTATAAAAACATCCCTGACACATTTATGAACACTTTTTCCTCCCTTAACTTGAACATGGAGGATCTCGGAACCGGAAACACTGTTGTGGAGAACAACAAAGGGTTGTAATACGGTACCGTCTCGGATTTACTAGCAAACACTTAAGTATCCTAAAGAAACAAACTTCATACGGTAGCATCCCAAATTAGGTTAGTTTCTGCAGGTTTCAATTTGACCAAACAATCTAAATCTGACTCGGAGAGTGGACGCATACGTATGTTTTATAACAGAACGTCCAATAACTTGATCGACTCTTTTGACTCCATGCTCGACTCCGCTTACGGCTAACAAAATTATCATGAGATATCTGTTGTAGGAGATACTCCCATAATTAGTAATGTCTACAAACCATCCAGCACATCCGATTTAAGTTAATTCACAGACACCCGTGCTTTATCCTATTCAAATCACGTCAGACCTCGAGTTCACAACGATGCTTATGGAGATTTGCTCGTTCAGGCACCGGGAACTGCCGCAACATATATCACTGGAGAAGATGGCCTCGTCCGTGACGACTTCAACTCCACATCAACTACTCGCTCTTAAAGATATTTGAGATCATTCCACGGACCACTCAATTTCTTTTCATACACCGAAACTGCCGCTCAAAGAGATTACCAATACGTCGACAATACCACAGCTGGATCTACCATTGCCTATGCCGATGCTCGCGAAATGTTAAGACCACATATGGTGTTTATTCTTTTTGAGGACATTAGTACTGCTGCTTCGACCATGAATTTCAACCTTAAGATCAGTAGGAATTTCGAAGCTATACCTACTGGTGCAGGTGAGTACTTACAAAGAAACCTTTGCCAATTAAACAAGTATTCCCACCCTCTGGAAATTTTAAGAGATGATCGACAACAGTTCGACGGATAGCATATGTTAGCTATGATTAAACAACATATCAGCCAATAAGAACATGATCAACTCTAAGATATGATCCAAATTTATGGCTTTTGGGACAAACCTTTCTTCCAAGCATTCAAGAAACTACCCACCATGTTGAAAGACATCACCCATTCTGACTTGTTCAATAAGACTTTCCCAATAATCATCGAATAAGCAGCTAAAAGATTCGGCATTCCCGAACATGTATCCAACGCAGTACTTAGCATGGTGAATTGATAAGATCACCACTTTACTATCCCTCTTTTCGTGTGGCAATGACGACTTGAGGCTTATCACAAAAATAAAAACAAAATAAATCCACAATTGCTACGACCTCGCTATTATACGAGGTCGCTTTAAAATAAAACAAAATAAACATCGACCTACACCCAACGTTGGTCTACTAAAACAATTTTAATAATAATATTGGTTAGTGAGACCCTATCACTTAGCTCCAATTCGTTATTGAACGACGACTTCGGGTTGTCACATAGCTTATTACTCAATGTTTCCGGGGTAATGGAAATAGTAATAAGTTAATAAGAAAAAAAAGGTATGTCTGTATCTTTATGGTGCAGCATAATCCCCCC